GGTCCCAGCCTGAAGAACATGGACTGGACTCCCCTTCATGGCAGAACGGTTCTTGGGTGCAATGATGCCTACCTTCTTAGCGACTGGGTCACGGCTTGTATATTCGGGGACCCCAAGTGGTTTTTCCTTCATCGTCAAAAGCGGCTGTGGAAACTATACAAAGGCCGGAAGTTTTCCTGTATGTATCTCAATGAGGAAACCTTGTTGGCTTGGGAAAAGGGTTGGCTCAAAGGGCTTTCCCTTCTCAATAGACGGCCGGAAGGATGGTACAAGAAGACATACTGTGCTTTCAACTACTCAACCGGAGCGGCGGCAATCAATCTGGCTTTCCTCCTCGGGGCTTCTCGGGTGATTCTCCTCGGGTATGATTTCAAGGTCAATGAAAAGGGTGAACACAATTGGCATCCAAATCCATTGGACCCTGCTCAACCCGAGTTGTATGCTCCTGAAGGAAAGTTCTTGAAGGGTTTTCGGCGTATCCGAATGGAAATGGGAAACTTTCCCCACTTCCAAGTGCTCAATGCCGGTCCGGATTCTGCGTTGGAAGAGTTCCCCCGGATACGGCTGGAGGAGGTCCTGTGAACAATCCAATTGTCATTCTGTCTACATCAACGAGGTCCGGAAGCACTTGGCTTCAGAGAGTCTTGACCTCCACTGGAAAGGTGTTGGTTTGGGGAGAAAGCAACAACTTCTTGTATCCATTTGACGACAAGGTTCTTTCTGTAGTTGACCCGTCATCTGTCTCCAAGGAGGATTTGAATTGCTTCCAGAAACAGAAAGCCAAAATGTGGATGGCTCATCTTCAGCCTTTCCGGGCGGATGTATTACAGGCCCAAAAGAACCTCGTTGAGGAAGTCTATGGGAAGACGGCGGAGCGGGAAGGATACTCCCGTTGGGGAGCAAAGGAGACCTCTTGGACAGAGTACATTCCTCAGTTTGTTCTGTCCAGTTGGAAGGAAGCACAATTGGTTTTCCTCGTGAGACGGTTTGATGATTGTTTCATGAGCAGGTTCAAGGACACCAACAGGATTTCCTTTGGGAACCATGAAGCGGATGTTTTCCTGTTCGCCAAAAGATGGTATGAACAGACGGCGTGGGCATGGGCATATCGGTTGAATCCGAGATGCAAGGTTGTACGGTATGAGGACCTGAAAAAGCCAGCGAATATGAAATTGTTGTTGAACTGGCTCAATTTGGGAGACCCGGACCTTGACCAATGCTCTGCTCCCATCAGTGCCTCAGGATGGCAACCTTGGCAGGACCTCCGGACCTTCAAACCCGGAGACCGGGACGTGATGTGGGAATATCGGGACCGGATACGCCTGATGAGCAATGAACTTGGATATGAGACATCAATATGAAACTTTCTGAAAGATGCTGTTTGTGCGGAAGCGTAAAGGCCACAAGTCATAAAGTCAAATGGTCCAAACTCCGCATGGTCAAATGTAGTCGGTGTGGACTTGTCCGGAAAGCGGAGTTTATGAGCTCGGAGGAGTTGACCACATATTATCATTCTCAATATCATGCTTCCCGGACCCCCGAGTGCGGCGGATGTACTCATGATTTTCCGCAGGACCTCCAAGTGGCTTCTCTCCGTCTGAAGGCATACGGGCTCCCGGCCGGGAGTTCAGTGCTGGATGTAGGAAGTGGCAACGGAGCCTTTGTGATACGGTGTAGGGAAGCGGGACTGGATGCTTGGGGTTGTGAAATCGCAAAGGAGGTCAGCAGGACTCCATACACCTACAATCAGGACCTCCGGGAGGTATCTTTTCCCACAGACCACTTCTCTGTTGTCACCTCTCACGATTTACTGGAACATCTGCTGGAACCTATGGAGTGGTTGGCAGAGGTCTTCCGGATAGTAAAGCAGGAAGGCCGTTTCATCCTTGACGTTCCGTTTTTCGATGAGAAGAAAGGTCGGCATCACTGGAGACCGGAACACCTGTGGTATTTCACCCCGGACCAAGTAAAAGAAATGCTGGTGGATACCGGATTCACGGTCCGGGACGTACATCACCCAATACCTTCCAAGACTGTTTTTGACTGCTGGAAGCCCAAGCAGACCCGTCCCACACTACTCGTGCCGCCGGGAATTGGGGACATTTATTGGCCCATGACAAAGGTGCAATCCTTCCTCCGGAAGAAAGGGCTCCCGCTCCCGGACGTGTTCATCACTTCCACGGATGCCAAGAAAGACCGGAGTTGGGACTATGTCCATTCAATACCCTTCGTCAATGCGGCCGGATACGTTCCAGTGGATGCTTCTGAGCAGGTATATCAGGAAGCCTATCAGACAGACGGGAGGAGCATATTCAAGGACGTTGCTGGGTGTGACCATTTCTTGAGTTACAACGGCGTGCTCCGATTTGGAAGGGTCATGGAACAGGTTGACCCCGAGTATGACACTGATTGGTTTTTCCCGGTCTGGGAGCCCTTGGAAGCCCGATGGTTTGCGGAGCAGTTCCGGGAGAAAATGGGCCCTTACATTGTTGGCTACTTCCCACCCTATGGCATGTATCAACACTGGCTTGACGAGTTTTCCTGTGAGAACATATCTGAGACCCTGAATCAGATAGTTGAATTGACCGGGAAAAAGGTGATATTGATGGGACGGGAATGGGACAAGACTGAACTCAACAAATATCTTGTTTCCAAGGGCCGAAAAGGATTCATCCTCAATATGACCGGGGAGACCTCCTTGCAGGAAGCCTTTTCTCTTCTCCGGGGAACGGACGGCGTGTTGGGCTTTCCCTCGGGATTGACAATCATGACCACCCGATTCAAGCGGCCAACCCTGATGCTCTGGAATGACCTCCACTTTCATCCGGACTTCTTCTGGAGTTCCTGTCCCCCTGCGGCACGGGAACAGTGGTATAAGGCTTTACCCACTCGTGGGACTTCTGTTGGCAGGGTGGTGGAAGATTTCCAGTCCTTGACACAGGAAAAAGTGTATGTCTCCACCGGAGTCAAGCAACTGAAGATACGGGGAGCCCTTGAAGCCTTCCGGAGAGGTCTTCCGGCCGGCAATCCGGCTCCCAGTAACAAGGTGACGGTCTGTTGTGTTCTCAAGAGCGGCGGAGACTACAACGCTGATGAATATGTAGAACGATTGATGAGTATGGTCCACAAGCATCTTCCTATCCCTCATGACTTTGTCTGTCTGTCTGATATGGATGTTCCTTGCCGGCGTATCCCCTTGAAGCACGGATGGCCGGGATGGTGGAGCAAATTGGAACTGTTCCGGCCGGGAGTCCTGAAAGGTAAACTGATGTACTTTGATTTGGATACAGTCATCCTCGGGGACCTGAAGGCACTGGCGGAGTTTCCGGGACAGTTTGCCATGGTCAAAGGCTTTTCTCCTCATAGGGATGGAGCAATGTCTTCCACGATAATGGCTTGGCAACAAACGGAGTTGACTGCTGAAATATATCGCAAGGCTGTCAAGGTCTTCTCCCCGAGTTTCCCGGCGGAACCTCCCACCCGGAGTGACCAAGAGTTCATTCAGGCCTGTTTGAAGGAACACAATATCAATCCCGTTTCTATACAGAACCTCATTTCAATCGCTTCCTACAAACGGGACTGGGTGGAAAAAGGAAAGTTCCCGGAAGACCTCCGGGTGGTTTGTTTTCATGGTCATCCACGTCCACATGAGTTGGCAGTAGCAACGGAACGGCCGGAATGGTTTGAGGAGAATTGGAAATGAGACCACCCATATTCATCACTGGTGTCCCGAGGTCCGGAACGTCTATGACGGCGGGAATCCTTGCACGGTGCGGAGCCTTCTGCGGAGAGACCTTTGGGCCCAACCAGTTCAATCGCAAGGGAATGTTTGAGAATATGGAAATCCGGGAAAAGATTGTGAAGCCTTACATGATGTTGAACGGTGCTGACCCCAAGGGGCAGTATCCTCTCCCGGTCTTGGACAGTCTTCTTTCTCTGACAAACCTCCGGGAGCGTATAGAGGGAATCATGGTGGCTCAGGGATACAAGGACGGTCCATGGTTCTACAAATGCGCAAAACTCTGTTTGATATGGCCCATCTTTCAATATGCCTTCCCGGATGCCACCTACATCGTTGTCAGGAGGGAAGACAAGGACATCATTCACAGTTGTCTCCGGACGGCTTTCATGAACGGTTACAAGACCCCGGCCGGATGGCAAGGCTGGATTGATGTACACAAAGAGCGGTTTGCTCAAATGAAGACGGCCGGCATGCGTTGTGTTGAGGTCTGGCCGACCAAGTTTGTACAGGGGGACTTCTCTGAGATACGGGCTCTTGTAAAAGAGTTTGGGTTGGAATGGAATGACAAAGCAGTGGAAGGGTTTGTGAGTCCTGAACTATGGAACGGAGGGAAGACAGATGGCCAGAGTCACAATTGCTGAAGTTGAGGAAATACTTGAAGTTGACCCGTCAATCACTACGGCCATGAAAAACGCCTTCATCAACGTGGCGAATTTGATGGTCACCAAAGTGGTCACGGCTTCTGATATGACAGCAGACCACAAGAAGGAAATTGAACGGTGGTTGGCCGCTCATTTCATCGCAATTCGGGACGTAAAAAGTTCTAGCGAAAGTGCCGGTGTCAGCGTATCCTATCTGGCAAGCGTAGGAATGAACCTGAATCAGACCACCTATGGTCAACAGGTTCTGTTGTTGGATACGTCCGGAGCCTTTGCGCAACTACAGGCGCAAGCATCCGGGAACGGCGGAGCGGCAACAGTGAGTTTGAAGGCTATGGGCCCAGTGTCGAATGAAGAAGTGACAGGGGGATATGGTACACCGGAGGTCTTCTGATGTCATTTGGAATCCTGACAAAGATGTTGAGACAAAAGGCCGTCTATTGGGGAGCCCCTACTTCAGACGGGCGGGGAGGTCTCCAGTTTGCGGCTCCGGTTGAGATTCCTGCCCGATGGGAAGATGTGGTGCTGATTACAGAGGGGCTTCAGGAAAGCCTCAAGAAAGCACAGTGCTTGGTGTACGTGGGGCAGGACCTTGATGAGGAAGGATATATGTGGCTGGGAAGTCTTGCCACCCTACAGGCCAAAGGGGCCCTTGACCCGAGGGAAGTGCCGAAAGCATACAAGATTATCAAGGTGGCAACAACCCCCACCTTGAAGGCGGACAAGTTTCTGCGGCAGGTGTATCTATGAGTGACACAACTGTAATTGGAATACAGGTGGAAGGTCTGGACAGGGTCATCAGAGACCTCAATGCCGAGGTCAAAAAGATACCTTTCCGGACTCTCCGGGGAATGATAAAAGCAGGGCTCTGGATTCAAAGGGAAGCCCAGAAGTTGACGCCTGTTGACTTTGGGAATCTCAAAGCCAGTGCCTTCACAGTTTGGTCCGGGAAGAAAGGGGCTCCTCCTCAGCCGTCTTTCAAGGTTGACCCGGAACACCCTCTTGTCGCAGTACAACTTGCTCAGAACCATAACAATGTAGTGGCTTCAGAACAGGCTAATGTTGGAGGGGATGACTTTGTTTCTCCTACTGTTGAGGTGGGATTCACGGCGTTTTATGCTATTTATGTTCATGAGGATTTGAACGCCAACCACAAGGTGGGCACAGCCAAGTATCTTGAAAAGGCCATCTCGGGGAATCTGGAACAAATCAAGAGAGATATCAGAGAGGAAGCGGAAAAGCCATGAATCCAGTAACAGAAGACCTGAAAGACCTGATGGTGGAGAAGGGTTTGGGAAAGTTTGCGGGGACGGCTCCTTGGGGGATTTTCATTGCGAAAGAACCTACAGAGCCCATCAATTCCATTACTCTATTCGACACCACGGGAATCCGGGAGGTGACCAAAGCCTATAACAGCCCCAACTACTTTTACCCTTCAGGCTTTCAGGTCCGGGTCCGGGGGACCTCCTACTTGGAAGCCAAGAGCAAGATTGATGATATTATATCCGCTCTGGATAGGGTTGGCCGTTT